ATGATAGCTAAACTGAGAGCCTTCATGGCTACCGAAGTTTTCAAGTACCTTTTCTTTGGTGTCTTGGCAACTTTGGTCTATATGGTTAGTCGTACTTTGATTTTCCAGTTTACTCAACAAGGAGCACTTTCAGCAGTCTTAGCAAATGCGATTGCCATTATCTTTGCCTTTTTTACAAATGACATGTTTGTCTTTAATCAGGAAAAGACAGGTATGGTCACGCGCTTTGTTAAGTTCGTGGGAGCCCGCCTCTTGACCTTGGTCTTGGATTTGGCTCTGGCCTATTTCTTGGTTGATACCTATCCAGAAATTATTGGTCAATTTGTTGGTCATAGTCATGCTTGGGTAAATGGTATCGAGAGTTTGTTCTCTCAGGTCCTTATCATTGTATTGAACTACATTATTTCTAAATTTTTCGTCTTTACAGGCGAGAAAGTATAAACAAAAAGGAAGTTGTTAGGAAATGTGTTAAAAGCATTTCTTACCAAAATTTTTCCTGCTATTTCATAGATTTTATTAGAGTGATATCAAAGCGATTTTGTGAGTTGTTTTAGCAATTCACACCCCATAAGTTGCCGTTTGCTTACCCCAAAAGTTAGCAATATGGAAAGCAAAAAATACCCGTTAGGGTATCAATCAATTTACGAGTTTAGCAGGCAAGAAACTAGCACCAGTAAGGTGCTTTTTTTAGTTGTCTTCGCCTAGTTCCTTTATTATATCTGATACCTTTTCTAAACTCAATGTTTCGTGTGGCTCAACTCGTTCACCATCTAAAACGTAGTCATGGATCTTACCATTCTTTCGGACAATCTGGACAGTATCACCTTTAATAAAACCATTGTCCATAGCCTCTTTAAATTCATCATAGGTTAGCATTATATTATTCTCCTTTCCTATACTATTCGTAATTGATACAGAAAAATACGTGCTTTTTTAAGTAATTCTATTATAGCGAAAATCTTAGCATAAATTGGTATAGACACCCTATAAAAAACTGGAAAAAATTGCGCGTGATGTAAGACAACACCTTGTCGTGGCTCTCCAGACGGCAATATAGGGGCGGGGGTGTATTTAAAAATAGCCCGAATGTTATCGGACTATTCTTTGTTTAAGGCAGTCTATGGACGTTTTAGGGGCGTTTTATATCAACATTTCTCAACATTCTTATACCACGCGCCACTATATACTTTTATATTCTATTATTTTCTAACATTTATGGTTTCCATTCCCATATTTTCCAATAATATAGTAGTGTTTTATTCCGACATTTTCCAACAATTAGGGCATTTTATATCAACTTTTTTCAACTTTTTAAAAGCGCTCAGATAACCCAAGCGCTTCATTAGCTATGCTTCACTGCAACCCTTAGAATAGCTCTCAAAGCTATCACAAATACGGTTAAACACCTTTGTAAGGTCTTTATCTTCCACATACTCAACAACCATTGTAAAGGTGTTGTTAGCCTCGTTCCCACCGATTGTGATCTCTGTTGGTTGTTGTTCATACGTTCCGACCATATAACCGAGGATAGCAGTAGATGTTACATTAGCATGATCCATAGTTTCGAATTCATGTTTAAAAGTGAATGATTTAGCATTGTCAGTAAATGATTTGAATGTCATGGTTGTTCTCCTTTACTTAATCAGTATAAGTTACAAAGACGCTATCCTTTAGGCTTTGCACACTTACAACGTTTTTATCAATCATAAAGTCATTGATACGAGTTTCAAACTCTTTATCTGGCTCTGGTTTAAACGCTTGAAAACCAAGTCCATCAGTTCCGTCTTGTACGAGTTCTCTTGTAAATAGTTTAATTTTCATTGTTTTTGATATCCTTTCTTAAGCGGTATGATTGGTTAGAAAGTTATATTTTTCTCTAAAGTTTGTAGTTTTAGTTTTAAAAAAACTCAATAACTACAAGTAAAACTACTTAAAAAAAACCAGTAGTATCAAGGGTTTAGGTCAATTTGTAGTTTTTGTAGTTTTAGTTTTGGCAAAAGACTTTTATTTTTTTACACGCTATACAAATATCTATTTATTATTATCTATGATATTTAATACTACTAAAACTACAATATAGTATAAAGCCTATAATACCAGTGTTTTGGGTTGTAGTATTGGTTGTAGTTTCTGTGTAGTTTTTGTGTAGTTTTAAATTCGTTCATAGTAAGATACTGGAGTGCCACCTTTAAACAATCTTCTTTGTGTAGGTTGTTCTCCCTTTCTCCATCCGTCGTCATTATCTAAAAAGTCGCGTATTTTTTGAGAAATCAAGGTTTTCCCACCTCGGTTTGGGTTTTGATTGAAAGCAAGGTAAGCGATATGATTGGGGCTTGTGAATTGAATTAGGCTATCCGTCTGTATGGCTGGATAATCGCTATATGCATTTACGCCACCATCTAGGGGCTCTCCTAGTTGTTTTAAAACGTATTGTCGTTGTTCATATTGTGAAAGACTATCCCAACCCTCAACGATTTTAAATTCATTTAGTAATTGCTTAATGATCTCTTTATCCACATCTTCGACCTTATAATTTTCTTGGATATCGGTCAGCTTTTCCATTAACTTTTTAGATGGTGTGAGTGGCTCTCCACTATCAAACCAAACTTTCGCCTCAGCAAGTACTTGTAAAAAGTAATTTTCTTCAATATCCATAGGGTGTTGCTTCACATCATTAACACCACATTCAATAGGGAAGAAACGCCTTTCTGTTCCGCTATCCTTAAGAAAAGATTTCTTGTTAGCCGTCCCAATAAAAACACAATGCCTAGGGTGTGGGGTAGCCTTACGCTCGTAAGGGTCACGATAAGTGTCACTATCCGAAGAAATAAAACTTTTAACCGTTTCAATTTCTGCTTTTGACATTCCTTTCAGTTCCCCTAATTCAATAATGGCATTAGCTTGTATTTTTTGATAATCGCTATCACGTTTACCAAACGTTATTTCTGAATCGGTGTGATAATCTGGGAGTAATCGCTTAGTTACAGTGCTTTTCCCAGCCCCTTGCCTTTTATCAATTAAAATAGGGACAACTTCAAACTTAACTTTTTCGAGATAAACCCTAGCCATGAGCCCCGTAAGCCATACCTTAGCAATTTCTCTGTTATAAGAATTATCAGCACACCCTAATAAGTCGATAAAATAGCGTTCCCCTCTTAGTTTACCATCCCATTTTTGGCTTTCGATACGTTGCTTAATAGGGTGGTAGGTGTTCTTTTTAGCTAACGCGGTAACGGCTACTTCTATGTGTTCTTTTCGAGGTGTAAACCTATATTTTTCATCAATAAAGGCGATACAAAGGTTTGTCTGCTCGCTTGTCCATAACCCCTTTTCTTTAGACCAAGGGAGTGTTTTTGTGACTTCGATAGTTCTTTCAAATTCATTGTATTTAATACCTTTAAAGATATTGTCATGAAATTCAAAAACCTTACTGACATTGTAGGGACTGCTAGTAACATATTCTCCCCCATCTTTGCCTTTTTTCGTTCTAAAAGCAGGCCCATAAAATGACTGTTCAACTTGTGATAATTTGTCTTCAAACTCTTGTAGTTCTTCTTTTTCTATGGCTCGATACCTCTCTTTCTCATTTCCGAAGTTAAGATACTCCTAAAAGTCCTATCTATCTCATTGCTAGATAAAGGCTTATCAGTAACCCTATTAGCTATCATTGTCAGTTCATAGGCGGTTGGGATATCTGCCTTTACATATTTTGACAACAATAACCCTACAAACCTAGTTACCGCAACATTACGCCCACCCTCGTCTCCAAAGCCATGTAATAGGGTATCAATCACGCGCATGGTAATTGTTTTATTACCGCTTGGGCGTGTGTGATAGTGTGGTTTCTGACTTGCCGTAACTGTATTTGCTACGGGATAGTCACGCCCTCTATTTACTATCTTTTCATAGTCAGCAGGATCTCCAGTGGTTACGGGCAAACCTTGTAACTGCGACCATGTTAGGCTTGTACTGTCGAAAGGTAGCCCGATTTTGTCTGCTATCTCTTGGACAGTCTGCCTATAAGTCTGTTCTGTCATTCCGTCACTAGGCTTCACCGCAAGCCTATAACGTGGCTTATTAGCCGTGTGCTTAATAGTTGGGTAAACTATAAAAGAATAGCCATGTAAGGCGTTATCGACAACGCTAGGAAAGTCTATATTAGCCTCTAGCTCGTCATAGTCCAAGAAAATCAAGTCACGATAAACCAAGCTAGCATTATTGCGTTTGTAGTTGCCGTTCTCGTCTTGTTTCACCTTGCCACTAAGGCAGTAGGGGGCTGAATTGCGCTTAAAATCGTCGATATTTGTACCTTGTGGCACTCTCCTAGGTCTAAAAGTTGCGATAAAGTCAAAGGGTGCTTGTTTATCGAATAAATGCAAGTCATTCCCAAACCCTTTGCTTTCATAAATAGGCATAATTAACCCCCTCTTTCTAGTTATACACGCCTAAGAATGCTAAGATGTCGCTGATACGATAATATACCTTTCGCGTGTCCTCTACTGGTGGCTGATAGCGTTTAAGCCCAGCCTCTTCCCAACGTCTTAGAGTGTTATATTTAAGCCCTAGCTCGTCCATTGCTTGCTGGGCAGTGATTAGCCCTAACTGGTGCTTATCGAGCTTAGAATAGCCCTCTAGGGCTTTATCTAATACCGATATAACCCCTTGGGCAAGCTCTTTTTGGTATTCTTCGCTAAATACCTGCATAGTCGCTCCTTTCTAGTGATCTTTCATATTCGGTCACGTCTTCAATAGACATTAGAACGTCGAGCCTTTTCTGCTCGTTCTTGACTTGGTTTTTAAGAGAAATAAGTCCCTCTAATAGTTCCTCTCTGGTCTCTGCTATATAGTAGCCATTACGACTACCAACCCTAGCACCAACGATAGGAACACCATAGCGAATAACTAGGTTACTGATAGCACTATATATTAGACGGGACTTGTAACCCGTGATAGTGGCTATCTCTTTGCCAGTCATAGCGTTAGCACGCCCTTTCTTTAGGATTGCTAAAACTGCCATTTCTGCCTCTTGTAATCTATTTTTTCTCATTTACACCTCTTTCTTGACTACTTACAATAATTTGCCCATTCATCCACATATCAGTGACGATCGTTAAAAACTCAAGTACACTTTCTAACTCCCTGTGGTCTTCTGGTGGGTAACAATCAAATTTATTTTCTAGGGAAAAATCTAGCATAGTTTGGAAAGCCTCATCTAACCACTGACCAAAGTGTTCAGCTCGTAATTTTGCAAAGTCAAAGTTTTTGTTTGTTGTCATTGCCCGCCTCTTTCTAGTTGTATTGTTTTCTCCGCTATACAAGCTAAGTTCTCTATAGATTGTTGTTGTGTTTTAATGATATCCAGTAGTTGCTTAATGATCTCGACAATTTCCGGAACAACGTCCGTATCCGTATCTTCCATGTCCGTAATTGTAACTAGAGTTGCACTTAGTGTTTCTAGCTCTTTTTTCCGTCCAAAAAGGTCAATAATTTCTGTCATGATATTCCTCTTTCTAGTTGTAATACTTGCCTTGTGATTGAATATAAGCCCCGTAACGAGTGCCTACGTTGCGCGTGGTGTTATCTGTCACGGTATCAGTTTTAGGCTCTATATCAAGCTGAAAATAGCTTTTTTTAAGCCATAAAACGGTTAGGGCAAGCATTAAAATGATAGCTAGGATAATAAACTGGTTTGCTGATAAGTTCAATTCGGTAGCCATGATTTACTCTCCTTTTTCCTCTGCCTCGTATGCTCTTAATTCCTCTGGGTCGTCACATTCGAGCAGATAAAAAGCAATTCTATCTAGCTCGTTAGAATAAATTTCTGCCATATCAAAGACTGTTTCAAGAAACTTATCTGTTTCACGGCGTAGTAACCCATTATCTGCCCCTGCGTGCTTCGCGATCATAAGAGTGTTAGCGTGGTGGCGTAGTGCTTGTAAACCAGACATGATATTAGTTAAGTCAGTGCCTAGGTTATTAGATTGTTTCACGGTAAGTGTGTTATTCTTTGTTTTTTTAGCCATTTTCTTTACCTCGTTTATTTTAATTACTGGTTAGACCTTATTTTTTTCTGTGATGTTTTCCATTTTTAAGAGGTAGCGCTCTAAGTAGGGGTACACGATACCAGCAATTTATGGTATAATTGAGGTATCTTTATAAATGTTCTAAAACCCGACATAATATGGCTTGCCTGCCAGTGTGTTGCGTTTTAGTTGTGGATAGTTAAAGGCTTGTGAGTTTGGCGACTGCTGAGCCTTTTTTGTTGCTCTCGTTCCTAATAAAATAATTCATCAATAGTGACATCGGGTTTGATTTCAGCAACCATAGATTTTATAGCTAGTCTTTGCTTGTCGTTAAATGCAGTTTTCCCAGTCTCTTTGTTGTTATATGACTGAACAGAAATATTTAGTTCTTTTGCCATATCACGCTGAGTCTTACCTAACATTACTCGATAACCTTTTAATTTCGTCATGCTATTTATTCCTTTCTTATTTTTGATATCAGACATTTATGTCCGATTCGAGAATAGTATAACAGACTTTTTTGTACGATGTCAAATAAAAAATTGTTATTTGTTAGGACATTTTTGTCTTTTTTTATGTTACAATCAATAAGAAAGGTGATAAGTATGAGTAAATTAAGAAAATTACGAAAAGCAAAAAATATGACTCAAAGCGAGTTAGCAAAAGCGATAAAAGTATCTGAAAAAACTATCTCACGTTGGGAAAAAGATAAAACATTGATGAAAGCCAATAAAGCAAAAGAGTTGGCTGACCTCTTCGGGGTAAGCGTTGGATATCTGTTGGGATATATTGATGATTCTGAAATATATGACGATGAAGTTGTAATAGAACCTGAAAAGGGGATGATTTTAACTCACTCTTTGGAACGTTCTAACAAAAAGCTCCAAGAAATGATGTTTAAAGACTTCATTACATTTTTCCGTGATAACAGTATCTTCATCAGCGATGCTGAAATTTTGTCTCTATATTCTATGGTGCAGGCTGCCAATCTCAATAATGCCACCCCAAGAGGCAGACACTTTACCGATTTGATTTTTTCTGATAATGACGAATCAAAACAAATAATTGATGATTACTCATTAGTTTTTGGTAATGAGTTTGCTAGAAACGATTTAGAGGAGCAAATCCACGGTTATATCTATGATGAAACAAACTCTAAAGAAAAAACTGAAAAACTCTTGAAAGTCTTACAATCAGCGTATGGAGAACGCGACTACCTAGATTAGTAAGGTTACCATCGTCAAAGTCGTAAGCCTATATAGACAAAAAGACTAATCATTTAACCATATACATAAACCAATCTAAACCCGACATAATATGGCTTGCCTGCTGATGTTTAGAAAGGTTTATCATGAAAATTAATGAGATAAAGAAAAAAGACGGGTCAACCGTCTATCGTGCTAATGTTTATCTTGGTGTTGATGTAATCACTGGTAAGAAAGTTACAACTAAAGTAACCGCTAGGACAAAGAAAGAACTCAAGACCAAAGCCCAACAAGCGCAATTTGATTTTAAAGCTAATGGATCAACACGCTTTAAGGCTAGCACTATCACAACATATAAAGAATTAGCTTTTTTATGGTGGGAAAGCTATAAAGATACAGTCAAACCGAATACCCAAGATAGTGTTTACAAGATCTTAAATAACCATGTTTTGCCTTTGTTTGGCAGTTTTAAACTAGATAAGCTAACAACTCCACTGATACAGTCGATTATCAATAAGATTGCTAATAAGACCAACAAGGGAGAAACGGGGGCTTATCTTCATTACGATAGGATACACGCGCTTAACAAGCGTATTTTACAGTATGGCGTAGTCATGCAAGCTATACCGTTTAACCCTGCGCGTGAGGTTATTCTCCCTAGAAATATCCAAAAAGCAAAGCGACAAAAGGTTAAGCACTTTAACAACGAGGAACTAAGACAATTCATTGATTACTTAGATAGCCTAGATAGTAATAGATACCGTTATTACTATGAAACCGTACTATACAAGTTTTTACTTGCCACTGGTTGCCGTATTAACGAGGCTCTAGCTCTCTCATGGTCTGATATTGACCTTGATAACTCGGTTGTGCATATCACAAAGACTTTAAATTATAGAAAGGAAGTAAACAGTCCAAAGTCTAAAGCTGGTTACCGAGATATAGACATAGATCAGCAGACCGTAACCATGCTTAAAAAATACCAACGTAAGCAAACCCAAGAGGCTTGGAAACTAGGTAGGACTGAAACAGTGGTATTCTCGGACTTTATACATGAATACCCTAATAGCCATACCTTGCAAACTCGATTAAGAACACACTTTAAACATGCTGGGGTAACTAACATAGGTTTCCACGGCTTCCGACATACTCATGCTAGTTTGCTCCTTAATTCGGGTATTCCTTATAAGGAGTTGCAACACCGCCTAGGGCATTCTAAACTTTCAATGACTATGGACATATACAGTCACTTATCAAAAGAGAATGCTAAAAAAGCCGTCTCATTCTATGAAATGGCTCTAAAATCTATATAA